AAAGAAAAAATGAAAGAGTTTAAACAAATTACTTTTCCATTATCTGATCAATTTTTGATTGACCCAACAAGACTAGAAAATTTAATACCAGAGGGTGTTCTTGCTGGTTATACAGCTATGAATAGACCTGTACGAGATTCTATTCAAATGCAAATTGACTTAGATGAAGCATGTAAAAAAAGCCTTTTACATCTTTGTAATGGCCAAAATATACCAATATCTTGGTTAGGTGGAACTAATAATACAAATGCAAGATTATTTTGGAATTGGCGGTTTTTACCTTATACAATTAGGTATGAGGACATTTGTAAATATACAAAATCAATTTTAGACAATGTATTTGATTTAAGATTACCTTTGCACTTTACAGAAAAAGAAACAGAAGCAGTTGCAGAAGGCTTTGCAGCATTTATGCGAAGATTAACTGGTAAGGGGGTAACATTGAAATGATTGACTTTTTTAAAAAAAGAAGAAAACTTGCTATTGATTATGATGACTTAATGGGCAAGACAGTAATTCGTAGCTTTGATGGTGCTAAGTTTAAATGTGTAACCATACAATATGGCAAAAATACTAAAATTTTGTATGTAAGCATACTGCGTTGCTATGATTTTACAAACATAGATACAGCAGATGAATATGCTTGCGCAGTAGCAAATAAAGCTATTTTTATTGATTGGGAAGATTTTTTTCTGAATTATGAATTTTCTGAAAAAGAATGCGAAACAATCTCTGGTAACAACTTTTCAAATAATCTAATAAAAGCTAATTGGCAAAAAATGAAAAAAGCGTTTGTTAAAGATTTTGAAGATGGTTCACATATAAAATTCAAAGGAGAAACGAATGAGTGATTCAATTAAATTAAGAAGATTAAAAGAAATGCGTCTTACAAATCTTGAAAAAGAGTTTCTTGACGATACTTTAAAGGGCTATGACCATTATGTTTTTATAAACGAAAGAGGTAAAGCCCAAGTAATAACGGAGCAAGGTCGTTGGGTTGCTGAACATATACGGACAGCAGTTTTAAAGTTTAATTTTCAAGTTGATGAAACAAATAAAAAAAAATCTGTTAAAGAATTTACAGAGCAAGAATTACAAGCTTATGAAAAAAAATATGTTACTTAAAAAATCTTTTTTTAAATCTTTTTATGAGGTTGGGTTTGTTTCTAACTCTTTTTACGACATTTTCTGCTTCTAGTTCTACCAACCTACCAAGAATAGAAGCAAGAAAAACATCTTGATGCATTTGGTGTCTTACTAAATGTGTACAGTATCTTTTTATATTGTCATAGTCTTCACTTTGCATAATTTCTCTACAACGCATCTCGACAGATAATTGCAACTCTGGTGGTGCTTCCTCTATCTCTATGTTGAGAAATTTTTTAAGGTTCATTTACTTGGAAATAATTGTTTTTCAAGAATATCAACAGCCCTATCATCAAGAGTATTTGTTGTTTGTTTACAAATAGCTCTTAATAAATCAACTACAAGACGTTTTACAGTAGTAGTTGTAAGAAATGTCATTAAGATTGGTTTTAAAATTTTAATCATAATTTATTGTGTTACTTTCCAAACATAACAGTATTTGCTACATTTGGCACATACTACCCTTAAGCGGTGGTCATCTCTTCTTAACTGGGTAGTATTTTATGGCAGAAGAACAAGAAGAAAAAGAAGGTACTGATTGGGGCGAAATCTTTGGTCATGCTGTTCGATTTATGATTCTTTGCTGGTCTTTGGCAATGATGACTCTCGGATATATGGACAAGATTCGTAATGATGGTGCGTTTTTGGCAGGCCTTACCTCAGGGGTCTTAGGTAGTTATGGTATAAGTGTAAACAAAAAGAAACCTACAAACGCTGCTAAGATAGTGGATAACAAAGACACCAACGTAGGAATTAAATGAAAAAACTATTTGCATTGCTTTTATTTTTTCCATCTGCTGCCTTTGCAGATATAAAGCAAGAGTTTGTTACGTCTGCTCAGATTACTGTTGATATGCCATATGTAGTTACAAATAAAGTAGGTACAACATATTCTTTAAGTGGAAATAATATTACACCTTCTGTAACTGTAGGAGATACCACAACATCTGGAAAAATTGGTGGAATAAATGTTGGCAGTTTGACAAACGGAGTGCCAGCAATGATTCAGACAGATACTTCGATTACAACTGCTGGTTCTTCTTTCTCAAAAACTGAATCGGTAATCATGGGTGATGCCACACCTTCTGCAGTTACACCTAGTTCGGGAATTGCATCATTACCAGTTTTAGGTGGACAGACAACAATAGGAAGTGGTGGTACAGCTGGTACACTTGCTTTAACGTCATTGAGTTCTGGTGTTCATACTTGTACCGCCGGTGGTTCGGGTACAAGTTGTATTGGCTCAACCAAAGTTACTATAACCATTGATTAAATTTTGGCTGTTAGTTATAATAATATATCCGCTGAGAACCCTTGCAACACCTGTGGTTCCACAATTTCGTTCAGGTTCGCAAACCACCTCATCAACAAGTCAAAGTGTTATAAATGAAACCATTACATCATACCAATACAGAACTGGTTACTCATATGCAGCAAGTGGACATAATATCGAAGCTGAAACAGGATATATCAACCCTACTGCTACGACTCAAAGCACCCAAACAGTTGGAGGAGTAAACTTTAGTTGGACAAGTCCAAATCTAGAAGCAATCCCACGCTGGAAAATCGCAACAGATGGAGTAGCATTTTCGATACAAGAAACACTCATTACCCCCGGCCTAGATACAGTTACAAACATAACAAGAACAATAACAACTTCAACTACTTCAGAAACCACAAGTACCTTTGGTCAATAATATTTTTACTTTTACCAGTAAAGCCTTTATTAGCCAATACAACGGTCAGTAGTCCACAAAGTCAAAGTACAGGGGTAGTTAATAACAATGCCACAATGATAACGCCCTCAAGCCTTCCACAGAACCGCTACAGTCAAGGAATTGTTTGTACATCTCCTAGTCTTACAATTACACCCTATCTTACAGATGCTTGGTCTTTTAATAGACCAATAGAAACTGTAACCAGACAAGCAATCTATGATGAAGATACTGGCGCAATAAAATATTATCAAGAAACACCACGCTTTGAAAAAGATAATTACAACCTTAATTATGGAATAAGTATGCAATTTAATATCCCACTTGGTAATGGTGGCGATTTGTGTAAAGAGGCAGCAAAGGTAAATATTGAAGCACAAAAACTTCTTATTAAGAAAACACAATATGAAATTAGTTTATTTAGATTAGAGCAATGTGCCAAGCAAGCAAAACTTGGCGTTAGCTTCGTTGCTGGTAGCCCAAGTGCAGTTACTTGCCAAGATATTGTTATTACAGTACCGCCAAATCAAGTATTACCACACAAACATATTATTAAGAAGTAGACGAGCAACGGGTATTACACTCATCTACGGATATTTATTTTACCTTATTTTTTTTCTTAGTCAATTTAGTAATAATCTGTTTCACAAGAGGTTTTATAATATTAATAAGAATCGGAGTAGAAGCGGCAACCACAGCAATAGCAGCAGCATTAGTAACAGCAGGGATATTAGGTATGTACTGCTCGGTAAAGCTGGTGTCCTCATACAAAGTAATACATTTACTCCCATCTTCGTTTAATTTATGCCCGACAACACGTTCTAGTCTTTTATCGTTACGAAAATCCCCAATACGTTGATCTTTTTGTGGGTCAGGGCATTTTATGAAAAACTCTGCTTTTTTTTCAACAGGCTTTTGTGTTACCGGTGGTTTTGGTTCAGGTATCTCAGGGTCACTAGATTGTATCGGAGTGTCTTCTGACATTATCAAATTATTAGGTTGATAATTCATTGGGTTAAAACTTGGAAATGGCGCATCACAAACAGTAAATACACCATTAGGGTCATCAAGTAATAAATTTCTATTACCAGTATTTTTTATATCCCTATGTTGGTATGTACAGCCCGGAACATTTATTGTTAGAGGAATTATGTCTACTGGTTTTGTAAAATCAAATATTGGTTGTATTTGTATATCAGGAATATTTAGGTCAGGTATTCCCATTAAAGTGGCATTGCAGGGAAAGTTTCTTTTGGCATTTGTATTGGTATTTCTTTCATCATTTTTTCTTTTAAATCGCCCATAAGTTTGTTTTTTAAATCTCTTTCAAACTCTGGGCTTTGCATATATCTAATAGCTACAAAACCAAAAGCAGCCATTGACCCAGACAACAATAAAGACAATAATGAAGCTACTTGGCAAATACGATTAAACATGATTAAATTTGCAATTTTAAAAGCACTATCTTTTACAAGTGTGCTTGTATTACTGCTTATTGTAGCCTTATCCCCTCTTTACGTCACTATGGGGTTAATGACAAGACAAATGCA